CTTTAGAATAGACGAATGTTATGATGAGCAGTCTAACCCAGCTTGCCCCGGTTACATCAAGCCAGTGCCAAAAATACCTGAAGTTGATGTATATGCTGCATTAGAAGATGATAATGTTTTGGCGGCAATAGATACTGAATTAGATTACGAATACGATGAAGAGGGTAATATAATACCTGAAGATGAAGATGAAGAAAAAGAAACACGCCTAGAGATGGGTTTAACTGCATCTGAAAATGCACTGACTATGTTAGGGACGCAAGGGCAGTCTGAAATCATAGCAGCTATGAACCTAAATACAGATTTAGCTATGTACTATAATTCTTCTATAAATGGTGGTATATATAATGATACAGCTCAATTAGTTGATGGAAACCTACCTGATAATAAAAAAGGTTTACGAAATAATTTAGCACAACAAATTCTGCATGAGAAAATGGTAGACATGCAATATAACAAGTGAGGTTAAAATGAAATATTTTACAATGATGCTTACAGTATGTGCATTCCCTACTTTTGCGGGCAGTGTAGATATAGTTGGTAATGTAGCCGCCAAGTGCGTGATACAAACGGATAAATCTGGTGTGTATGGAAACCCAACAGCCAGCACACTAAGTACAGCACCCGCAGATGGTGGTGTATTGCCAGTTGTCAGGTTTGATGTAGCAATTGCTGATTACTATACAGCAAACATTACACATCCTACGACATTTAGTTCATCGCCAGCTTTGACTGATAGCGTAGCTTGGACAGGCTCAACAAGCGTATCAAAAACATCAGACGCAGGTATGAGTGGATATGATAGCGCAAAGGTAGTTTATGATAACACAACTGTGTTTGATTTAACTGTTGCAGGCTCTACTTGGTTTTCCACGTCTTCGACTGCGACTTACGCAGCCTCCAAGCCTTTTACTGGTGGTACATATACTGCTGTAGTTCAAGCAGAATGCATTGCTAAATAAATTATCCATATTATTCATAGGCTTGGCGTCTATAGTTCATGCACATGAAATGACGCCAGCCTATCCAAAGCTAAAACCATCTCACGTTGCTGGCGTTATGAAAGTGCAACTTTCTTTATTTAATCAACGAGAAGACGTTAAATACTACCAAATTGAGTTATTTGATTTAGACTTTAATAGTATGCCATTTTCTTCTACATATAGAATTATGAAAGTTGATCATAAAGAAAGAAGAGACTTTGAGGTGTATATACGCAGATCAGATTTAAATAATCCGTTATACGTTTGCACAATATCTAAGGTTGTTAAATCGCGTGGAACAAGAACGCTGATTTCTTCAAGAATATGCTCAAAAATTAATGGAGGAAACTAAATGAAATATGCGGTTATTTTATCCATAATTGCTGGCGCAGCATGTGCAGAAAGCACAAACCTTGCTTTATCACTGCCTAACCCACCATTAAACTACCAGAGTGACAGATTTAGGGCAGGTAACTTAGATTGTGCTAATGCAGTTGGCGGAGGTATTAATTTAGAATTTGGCGTAACTGGCGTTGTTAATAATGTTGGTGGTACGTTTGCCTCATCAGGCAGTTTATCTCAAGGTAAGGATATTGGCATATATACAAGAATAGTTATACCACTGGATAAACCAAGATCACGCATTAACTGTGATGACCTATACCAAGTAGAGCTGACACAGCGTAGGCTTGAGATACAGATGCTACGTGATGAGCTTGAGCAACTTAAAAGCCTGCAAGCAAAAGGCAACGAGATGGACTTTGAAAACTAATGGATACAACAAAGATAGCAGATGATATTGATGGCTTGGCTGACCGCCAAATCAAAGCTGGTGGCATGAAACTTACGGCTGGTTCTATCATGGCTATATTTGCTTTCTTATCTACTATTGTTGGCGGCCTATATGGTGGGTTTGTACTGTATCAGAAAATAGAAGCTGTAGCTGGGTTGGATATAGAAGCTTATCAGCAAAATATGGATGTAATGGACGCAAAAATTACGGGTATATCTGAAAAAGTAGAAGAAAGCGTAGAATATACCAGAGATATAAAGAATGGCCTAAAGGACGATATACTACGCATAGAGCAACAGACAGATCGCATTGAGGATATGGTGCGTAAATCTGAAGACAAAGTTAGGGACATGATAGATGGTGCGGAGGTACGCTTTGAAAATCAGCGTGAACGTGTTAGAGTTTCCCAAAGTGGTGCAATGAAAGAACTTGAAGAAACTTTGATGGATAAGTTGCAACGCGCATTGGACAACCCGTTAGCAGATTAGGATTATAACATGGATGAGTTTAAAAAATTTGACGTAGATGGCAATGGAAGCATAGACCAAGCCGAATGGGATCGCATGGCGCTTGAGGATAGGCGCTTGCGAATGCAAGATGAAGACGCCCAACGTGATGCACAACGTAAGATGACATGGTACGCCCTGTCAGGGATGCTCCTATACCCCTTTGCGGTCATTCTAGCAGATGTATTTAGTTTAACTGAAGCCGCCAGAATATTAGGCTCAATGGCTTCAATTTACTTTGTATCTGTTGCTGGCATAGTGTCAGTATTCTTTGGTGCAAACGCATTAGCGAAAGGTAAACAAAATGATGAGTCTCGTAAGTAATTTAATAGGCCCTGTTTCTGGCCTGTTAGACAAAGTTATAGAAGATAAAGATCAGAAAGCACAGTTGGCTCACGAAATAGCCACCATGTCTGATAACCATGCCCAACAAGCATTGATGGGTCAGTTAGAAATAAACAAAGCTGAAGCTGCATCTGGCTCTATATTTAAGGGCGGATGGCGTCCATTTATCGGTTGGGTATGTGGTGTAGCCTTTGCTTACCACTTTGTATTACAGCCATTGATCGTGTTTGGTGTAACTGCTGCTGGCGTTGATATACCAGAGCTACCAGAGTTTGATATGGGTTCACTTATGACTGTGATGATGGGTATGCTCGGATTGGGCGGCATGAGGTCGATAGAAAAACTGAAGAAAATTGAGAAATAGGAGATAGATAATGGCAAATTCATTATACGGAAATATTGCAAAGAAACGTAAGCGCATTGCGGCTGGTAGCGGCGAGAAGATGCGTAAGCCCGGTACAAAAGGCGCGCCAACTGCAAGTGCATTTAAAAAAGCAGCTAAAACTGCCAAGAAAAAGAAGAAATAACATGAGTGAAGCAATGAAGATACTCCAAGGTAAAATTGGAGTTGGTGCTGATGGGGCGTTTGGCCCTAATACAGCACGCGCAATATGTAAACATTATGAACTTAAACCAGAACGTGGCGCGCACTTACTTGGTCAAGCATCACATGAAAGTGCTAGATTTAAATTAACTCAAGAAAATTTAAACTATTCAGCAGATAGTATGATGCGTGTATGGCCTAGTCGTTTCCCAGATTTAGCCTCATGTGAACCATACGCACGCAACCCAAAGGCATTAGCCGATAAGGTATACTCAAACAGAATGGGTAATGGTGAAGGTGAAGGAAGCCTATATATTGGTAGGGGCTTTCTGCAACTTACGGGTAAATCAAATTACAGATCATTTGCAAGCGATATGGAATTGCCAGAGATTATGACAGACCCCGAATTGGTATCATCTAATTATGCGTTTGAAACAGCATTATGGTTCTTTAATAAAAACAAGTTATTCGACATTGCAGATAAAGGTGTGAATGAAGAAATAATTAAAAAGATAACCAAAAGGGTAAATGGTGGTTATCATGGTTTAGATGATCGCATAGAGCAAACAAATAAAATCTATGAATGGCTCACATCATAATAATAACATTGGTAGAGCTGGTGAATTTCTGGCTCTATCTAAGTTAGCTTTCGTTGGCATTTCATGCACTCTAGTTCAACATGATATAGATGATGCATATATTAAAACGCCAAGCGGTAAGCTACTGACCCTGCAAATCAAAACAGCAAATACAAAATCAGGAAATCGCAATCAATATAGATGGCATACGAGTTCTGTAGAAGGTAAGAAAAAATCAGACATATATGCGCTGGTGGCTTACGAGATAAACAAAGTTTACTGGGTGCGTGGCGATGATAAGATGATTAAAAAAACATCAACTCGCTTACACCCAGAAGCATTTGGCAATGAAAACGAATTATTAAAGCAAGTTATAAACAGCTTTGAAATTTAAATAAACTGCTTGAATATATTATGTGTAGAACATAATGAGATGTGTGGGTAGCGTCGGGCATGAAGCTACCCACACGATATATTATTTCTTCTTAAAGTAAACGTACCGCCAAGACTTAGCGCCGGGGTTGCCGATGATTGGCGTGGTTCGCTTGCTTACACGATCCACAAGCTTGCCTTTATACATGACATTCAGCGTCCACGCTAAATCTGAAACAGATAGACCAATGCCATTCGAAACCATAGTTGTAGTAAATTCGCCGCCACGATTGATGTACTTCAATATCTGATCATATTTTTTTTGCGGTATTGGCTTGATGTTTCTCACATCATTGGCGGTCACAAAATTTTTATGAGTTGATTTATTAGCAATGACCTGACGCGGCCTATCACTTTTATTTAAATTATTTCTGAGGCCAAGCTTGATTTGCTTTTTCTCAAACGTGTAGAGCAAGTGACCATACATCATCTCATAGCGAACGCTCTTTGATTGGCCTTTCATGGCTTCTCTGGTTTTTTCGAACGTCGCATAAGCGTAAGGCGTTGCTCTAGATTGTCCAATATCCCCTGCTGCTCTTGCATGAACCAAAGGTAGTAGCCACGATTTCGTGTGGGGTCTGGCGTCTTCATGTCTTTGATTATTTCGCGGTTCATCTTTTGCAGACGCCTCACATATTGATGTACTTCTTTCGAACCCATTGCCATTTGTATTCTCCTCAATCATTTTTATTCCAATCTTCAAATTTGCCAGCCTTATCAAGCGCTGGGATTTTTGTGCGTTTGCTGATTTCTTCTGGCGTAATTAAGCCAGTACCAGCGCAATTTTTGCATTCACTTTTTTCATACATATAACTTTGATGAAAAATATCAAAATCCTTTTCATACAATGTAGTGCCATTACCTGCGCATTCAGGGCATGGGATATATATTTCTTTACCCGCCATTGTTTAATCCTTTCGGTCTGAGCGTTGGCTTGATTGATATTGATGCAGAGCTGACATAGTTTGTCTCAATGCATTGCGCCATGCTATCTAAATGTGCATATGGCTGATACGCTGCTGGCAATGCATCGCCGCACTCCATTGCGCTGCGATACATTGTGTCATTGCTCAACTCTACGCCGCCAATGACGTATGTGATAATGAGTGTTGTGTAGAATGTCATTTTATTCTCCTCATTTTGCGTTAATAAATTGATCCAGAAAAACTATAATCTCTGGCAAGTGTACGGCAGCTACAGCAAATAATGCCATAGCCAATCCGTCGATTATCATTGTGGTGTTCATAATTTATTTCCTCATTTTTGCATTTATACAGCCATTATAAGCATTTTTGCGTAGCGGTCAAACACTTTATATATCATTTTTATATCATAATGTACTTGTGCATCTATTTGCATTGCTTTATTGCTGGTTTTATCAGACCCAAGGAGATTTAAAATGGTTGATAAAAGAGTATTAATTAATTTTAGCGAGCAGCAATATGATGCTGTGGCAAAGGCTGCGCATAAATCTGCATTGCCTTTCAGTTCGTTTGTTCGCATGGCTTCATATATGGAAGCAACTAAAGCTGGCGTGGAAGTTGCAAAGCCAGACAATGAGGCTGAAGCTGAAATAATTGCGTCGGATATTGTAGAATGATTATTGTTGGCGTTGATCCGGGTTTCTCTGGGGCAATTGCACATTATTGTACGCGCACTAAAGATTTAGACGTGCAAGACATGCCCACCATTTTAAATAATCGCGGTAAAATTGAGATAGATATACATTCGTTACTGCATATGCTTGAGCCAGAAGCGAAGGATCGTATGGCTGTGCTTGAGCAAGTTGCGTCACGTCCCGGTCAATCTTCAGTTGCTACATTTAGGTTTGGCATGGGGTACGGCGCGTTAATTGCGTGTGTGGCAGCTAATAAAACGCCCATGCACTTAGTTACACCTAGCAAGTGGAAGAAACACTTTAATTTATCATCTGATAAAGACACTAGCCGCCAACTTGCAATTCAAAGATTTCCAGACCATTATGAGAGGTTCGCACGCAAAAAAGATGATGGGCGTGCCGAAGCTAGTTTAATTGCTCTATATGAGCAGAAGTTTTAAATAAATA